AATATCATATCTTTAAGTCCACTTATTTGGTCTTGTAAAATATTAAAATCAAAATCACCTAGTTCTACTTGTTGTAATTCTGCGGTCAATCTATTATATCCATCTCTAAATTGTTTTCCATCATTATAATTGGTTAATGCAGTTCCAGTTGCTTGTTCCCATTGTCCATATAAAATATCTAATTCACCAGTAGCACTTCCACCACCTTTAATTAATTTGTCTATCACACGCATTTGTGTAATCAAATTGTCTGCTGCTGCAACATCCATTGTAATTGGTTTGCCTGTTGCTGTGTCAGTGAATACAAAGTCTCCATTACCAGTTAAACTTTCTATCATTGCTTTTTTATTTTTATCAGATATAGCACCATCTTCATCTAAAAAGCTACTATACCAACCATCAAAAGTAGTATTCCATACAGTTTTTGCTTCTGAACCCCAATTCGTTAATGCTACTTGTGCTAATCCTTTTGCTCTATTAATAAATCGTTCTTCTTTTTTAGCCGCAAACTCTTCTTGTTGTAATCCTAATTGTTCTCTTTTAAAAGCAAGTTCTTTATCAAATCGTTCTTCTTGTTGCGCCATTTGTAATGCTCTTAATGATGCTTCTGTTTTAGCGTCTTCTCTTCTAGCACGACTTTCCATCATATAGTTTAATGTTCTAAATATATTTGCGTATTCTACAGCCATTGTTTATCCTTTAAAATAATACTTCCCAAAAATTATCTCTTTTTGATAAATGTTGGTTTTGTCTTTTTAATAATTTTTTCTGATTTTCAATAGAAGCTAATGTACTAATTTCATATTCATCTGCTGTTGCAAATCCAGCATCTCTTGTTCGTTCTAGTTGTACATATTGAGATTGAAATGCTCGGTCCATTTTATCAGTTAAAAAATCCATTTCTGATTCTATTGCACCTACATTAGCAAATTTATTTAAATCCAATGTTTGTTCCATTGTTCTACCAATGCCTTCCCATTGTGTACCAGATTCTATTCCAGCTTTTTCAAAACTAAATCTAAATTCGTCTTCAGCAACTTCACGCTGTGCTTGTGCAGTATCTTTTGTAAATCCTAATGCATCATTTAAAAATTCTATTTGTATATTGTTAGAAGCTATTTGCGCTCTATTTGCACTTGCTTCAGCACCAGCTCCGCTTAATATACTATATGCTGATAATCCTAATTGTGCTATTGAATATGGGTCCATTATTCTACCTCGTCTTCCATAGTATATATTTGACTTGCATTTGCATCTACATTAAATAATTGTAAGTTTTCATCTACAATACCAGCTTTCTTTAATAATTCTTGTTCTTCGCTATATTCTTCTATAAATGGATTAATATTATCTCTATTTTTATAACGTTTCCATATAGAATTATCACCGTAAAAATCTCCTAAATCTAATCCTTTTTCTTTACCAGTATATGTTGGAGTACCTTGTGGTAGTTGTTGTCTTTCTGTTTCACTTAAACTACCCATTAGCATTGTATCTATTTCAGCCCAAGGTGCATATACTTTATCTGTACCAGACATCATTTGAAATGTTCCATCACCAGCAAACAACCATCTTGTATTAATTTGGTATGGACCTAAATCAAACCCTAACCCCGCTTCATTCTCTCTAATAATCATTTCTCTATCTGCTGATTCTGCTGTACGAATATAAGGAGCAACATCTTCCCAAGCCATATTATCACTAATTTTATTATAATAAGGTTTCATAAATTGTTGTATTTCTTTTATACGAGCTGTTTGTTCTTTTGTTCTTGCGCCTTTTTTAATACTTACTAAGTTTTTATACTCTTCATAGTTTTCAATGTATTCAATCTTTTCTGTTTCAGTAAGTCCTACCATAGATGTTAAATCTGCATCATAGTTTGCACTATCTGGACTAAATTTATCTTGTATTAATTTGTTTACGACTTCAGATTTAGAAGACCATTTATCTAAACCATAACTCTTTGTTGACCTATCTGCTTGATAAATAATTTGTCCAACTTTGTATGCATCTTCTTCACGTAATACTTTAGCCGCTTTTACTCCATAATATCCTGTACCTAATATAGGTTGTGTTTCTCCTGATTTATATGTCCATCCACTACCTTTAGGCAATACAGGTTGTTCGTCTATTTCTCCATTAATAAATTGTTGCATTTTATTTGTTTGATAAGTTTGAGCTAATGCTCTCATGTCAGCGGCATCGTATTTTGTTTTACCTATTTGCCAAGATTCCATACCTACTTCACTTAATTTATTTTTACCTTCAAAAACATCCATAAGTGTTACTTTATCATATATAACTGTTCCATTAGCTTTTTCTTCAGCAATTGCAACACCTTTTTCTACTTCACGAATACGCTCTTTTTCTTGGCGTCTTGCGTCCATAAAGCTAACTACTTCACCTAAAGCAGTAATATTACGTTGCTTTTGATTTTCCTTGGCATAAATATTTTCTACAGCCATTTTACCCATTTGTTCTTGCATCATAGCATCATACATAGACGCTTTTTGCATACCTGAATATATTGCTTTTCTTCTAACTGCTGATTTAATAGGAGATTTAGCCATAAATAATCCTAAAGTTTTTTATATTTAATATAATACTTTTATTGTCTATAATCAACATTTTATCTTGCCCTTGCCTGTACAAATCTTTTTTGTTTATTTGTATCGTCTTGAGGTCGTCCAGAAGATAAATTTATCCATCTTCCATCATGTTTAATAAGTTGCTCTACTTTATTATAGTTTTCTTTATTAACAATATACACAATATCACCATCTTGTCCATCTATATCATTTGGTATTTGTTCTACAAAGCGTGATTGTTTTTGATAATAATGATGATTTCTTCTACGCTCCATTCTATCTTCGCCACCTTGATAGCTAGATAATCTATTATTGTTTTCTGTTTGTCTTGCCATTATTTTACACTCTTTTGTCTATATACTATAGTAATATCATTGACTTCAAAATTTTGTCTTACTGCACCCGCAGATGCTTCTGTAAGTTGAATACTGATACTTTTTACATTATTGTTATCTATTGGGCTTGTATATAGCTCTATAACGCTCCAATCGCTACTACTAGGTATATTTGTAATAGCATTTCCATTAGCATCTCTAAATACACCACTATAACTATTAGAACTATCTACTGCATATTGAGGCAACACATTAGTTGTTTCATAGTCTATATTATCAATAACGCCGCCTTTGTAAGTAATTTCTACTTTATAAATCTTTTTTCTTGATTGATTACCAAAATTAAAAAACTTTGTTTTTATATCCATTGTAGCAATACTAGAAGTAGGTGTTACTGAATATTTTTGTAATGTAGTTTTAGCAACATCACTTTCATAGCCATATATTAAATCATTATTCCAATCATTTATCAAATTGGTTTTATCTTCAGCATTGATTTGACTATCTCCTTTTACCCAAGAAGCGCTTACTAAATCATAAATTAATATATCTCCACTATCTGTATCAGAACTATCTACGCCACGAACAAAAATAACTTGTTTTGAATCTGGTAAATATCCTACACTTGTTTTTCCTTTAGAATAAAAACTATCCCAAGTTTCTTCAGATACATTACGTACACCTTCAGTAATAAATAGTTCGTTAACTGAACGACCATTGTACATATATACTCCGTGTTCATTACACCATACTATACCATAATCTGTTTCACATACTGCATTATGATGGTCTACGCCTTTAAACTTATGTTTACTTTCTAGTATTTCTAGTGATTTTGTGCAATTAATTATGTACATAGTATTTTGTTTATATTGTAATAATCTATCTGCAAAAGAAGCTAGTCTTATTATATCTTCTCCATCTCCTACTGCTACATCTATTAATCTATCTGTAGTAAAAGTATCAAACTTACCAGCTCTAGACTTTAAGACAGTATCAGACATTGTACGTAACTTTCCATCTTTATCTTTAATTTCTACATTACCAATATATATTCTTCTACCTACCATAGCAGAAGTTTTCCATTTAACTTCTTGTATAATATAGCGCTCATTTAATCTTCTATTTTGTAACGGCGGATATCTGAACAATTGTCCTAAATGATATTTACCTGGGTTCATTGCTGCGTAATTAGCCATTATATTTCTACCTCTTGTTCATAATCAGGTGGTGCTTCTTTACCACTATCAGCTATTGTCATTGTTTTAATTTCACTATCAGCAATAACTGCAAAGTTTTCATCTAACACTTCTACTCTAAATTCTCTATCCGTACCAGGACCAGGCAATACCATAGGTACAAAATAAGTATCCCAGTCTGTACCTGGAGTTCCATCTTGTCCTGTTTTTAATGCAATTTCATCTATGTTAGCACTACTATCTAATGCGCTATTTACATATAAAGGTGATATTGCTCCACCCCATACTCTTAAAAAACCATATCTATTATTAAATCCATTAATATTATTGTTATTTAAATTTACTTCTAAATACACATTACTATACGATAATCCGCTCGTACTTGCACCAGTACCAGTATCTTTCCAACCAATAGGAGTATTGTTTGTTCCATTACTATTATCCCAAAAAGCAATATGTGTTTCTGGGGTAGAACTGTTCAATAAAATATCTACTCCTTCAGTAACACTATCTTTTAAACCATCATTTACTACTTCTCCATCCCAGTAACCATAAGAAGTTTCTGCTGTAGCATTATATGCTTTCCAATGATGTTTTCCACCTTCTTTTAAATCAGTATGCATTAAAAATATCCAATCTTCATCTTCACCTTGTTGTTTAAAATACCAATTTAATCCTATAATTCTATCGTCTCCCAATCTATGACTAGCATCTGTTGCAATAGTGCTACTAGTACCCATAGGAATAAATACTTGAAACATTACTTGTTCTTCGTAAAAGTTTGCTGTGGTTTCTATTTCATTTAAAGCATCATCATAAATAACACTTAAAGCTGATTCTTGGTCGCCTTCATAAATAAACGTACATCCAAAACTATAATTACCACTCCATTCTCCACCTTCAGTTGTCCAATATCCTAATATTAATTTTATTTGTGTACCATCACCTATAGTAGTTGCATCAGGATTTGCACTAGATAAGTCTACTAAATTGAAATAATCCTCACCTATTAAATTGCTTACAGGTAATAATCTTTGGTCTCCATTAGACCATTTATTAATATCATGTAAGTTTATAGTTCCGTATTGATTTGTCCAAAATAAATCATTATCTATATATCCAAACCATTTACTTCTTTCATTGTGTCCAGCATCTCCTATACGCAACATACCATCAGCATAATAATAATTTGCTTTAATGTTTCCTGAAAATGTTATTTCTTCTGAACTAAATCCAGGACTTGCATTATTATTTACTTTATCACGATAATATAAACGTACTTTTGTATTTGCTTTATCATATATTGCTAACCAATCTTCAGAAGTTTTTGTTTCTGCATTATTTACGTCAGTAGAAAAATAATGTAATCCATAACCTGGTTCTATATCAGCCGTAAACTCACTAGAATTGACTGCTGTGTTCGTATTATTACCAATACCAACTAATCTACCAATTCTATGTACAGACACTCCTGTAGCCGATTTTAAATCAATATCACGAATATCTTTTGCATCAGAATGGTCGTTTAAACCTCCGTGAAACCCTAATATTCTATATTCTTTTTTAGGCACTTCTTTTTACCTTTTCAAACGAGCGCATTCCCCCAAGACCAAGCATACCTAAAAGTACAGTAGTTAATGTACCCATATCAAATGTTGGTAATACAATTTCATTTCCAAAACTATATAAAATAAATGTTAGTAAAGGTTGTAAAATGTAATGATAACATAGTGCTACCGAACAAACCCACCCCGTAAATGGTCGCCAACCCGCAACAAAAATGCTGGTATGACCAGCTTCTACTTTATTTACTTCCATTTGTGCTTTATTAATTTCAGAAATTAAATCAGCTTTTTCCTGTTTGTCTAAAGTAAATCTATCAACATTGTCTGCAACTTTGTCAATAATTTTACCCACTAAATCTAATCTAGGCATAATCCACATCCACATTCACAATTCATTGACCAATCTCCTTGCGTATTTTATTTAATATTTCATTCTTAGTAAATTTCATACTTAAGTCTGCTTCAAATCGTTTTACTTCTACACCATATTCAAATATGATAATGGTAGGTACAACTTTAATATCCCATTCTTTTTGAATGACTGCACCAATTTCTTTATTAGATAAATCAACATATCCAGTATAACAACGTTTTAATTCTTCAATAGGTACTTTATTTTGCCAATTCCAACTTGCATTAATTTCTATAACAGCACAAAATTCATTCTTCATCAATTGAATTTCTTCAAAAGAATCAAGATTAACTGACTGCGCCAATAAAGAAGACAAGGAAGCATATAAAGCAAAACCATACGACAAGAGTCGTAATATAATATTGTCTAACTTTTTCATCTTTTATTTTCCTCATTTGTTCATATCCAGTAGAGTTTTATTAATCATTTTAGTATCTTCTTTAATATCGTCTACTTTTTCTTCAAGTTTCTCTACTTTCTCCTCAGTATTCATAATGCTATTACGAATCATCTGGTCTTTTAAATCATACTCTGTTCTAGATACTGGTGGTTCTGGTAACTCTTTTGCTTCTTCTATATCAGCTTGTAAAGAAAACCACATACCTACTAACATAAATATTGATACTGTTAGCGATATTAATGTTTCTATGCTCAAAGTAAATTTAGTTTTTTTATCTAATTCCATATTCAGTCCTGCTCCGATTTAGGTGTTTAAGTAGGGGAAAATAAATTCCCCCCCACTTTCTATTTACCCTCTTTCTTGGCTGGAGGTACAACGCTAAACCCTTGTTGTAACAAGCTGTTTATATAGTTGTGTGTTCCACGTAATTCAGCAATTTGTGATTCAATGACCTTTAATTGTTCTTGTAAATTAATAGGTTCTTGAACTACTTCTTTTACTGTTTCATTTTCTTTAGCCATTTTTTCTCCTTATTTGCTATTAATAGTGCTTTAATTTATTAAATTAAAACTACATATTCCATAAAAAATTATGAGAAAGTTGGGTCTCCTCCACCTCCGCCATCATCATGAAATAATCCTCTTTCTTCACTCATTTTCATAACCCTCGTTTGTTAATAAAGTTTTATGTATATTTTCCACCAATGGTATTAGCAAGATTAAATGGTGCAATTCCTATAATGTCATCATACAAATTGACAGAATTAGGAGTCGTTGTTATCGGATTATTTGTTCCACCGATAACATCAAAAAACATAGCCCTACCACCTGCTGGTCCAAAAGTATTAGTGATTCCATTATAAGTTCCACCATTACATAAACTTGCTAAACTTAAATTAGTAGTTTGAGTACAAGCAGTTGCTACTCTTAAATCATCATAAATTCCTACATTCGTTGTTGGTACTGCTGGTGTAGCCATTATTCAGCATCTCTTATTGCTATATAGTCTGCTAATTCTGCTTCACACTCAGTTAGTTGTGCTTCTAAGTTAGCTTTATGTGCTTCACATTGTGATATAGCTTGGTCTACTTGTTTTGTTTCTACATAGTCTACTACTTCTACATCGTTTCCTGAAGCATCTTGCATAACTCTTGTATGCTTGATTTCCACTTGCTTAGGTGCATCAGCTATTATAGCTTCTTGTGTTTTTTCTGCGATTACTTTAGCCATTTAACTTCTCCTCTAATTTGTTTATTTGTTGTTGTTGTTCTTTAACTGCTTCAATTAAAACACCGACTATTTTTTCATAATCAACTGTTTTAAATTTTTTCTCATTGCCTTCATATTCTCCTGTGCAAAGAGTTTTTTCTCTTACTAATTCAGGCAATACTTCTTCTACTTCTTGTGCAATAAGCCCTAAATCGTGCTGTCCTTTTCTTTTTCCTTGATTCCAGTCAAACTCTACACCTCTTAACTTCATTACTTTATCTAAAGAACTATCTATTGTTTTGACATTATCTTTTAATCTTTTATCTGATACTGTGGTAGAAAAAGCGATTACATCTCCATCTGCATGAAAATCTCCATCGTGTTGGAATTGAAATTCATTAGATACTCCACCACTTCCTTGTAAATAGACATTTAATATAGATGAAGCATGACCTGCTACTAATAAAATCCCAGCACTATCTGCTGTTACACCTGACTCAAAATATGTTCCATGATTGCTTGTAGAAGTTCTTGTTCTTGTATCTCCTATTGTTCCATTTGTGTGTAGCTTTTGTGCAGGTGATGAAGTTCCTATACCGACATTGGCAGTTGAACCTTGCATAATCATAACATCTGTAGGAGTTCCACCATCATTTACTCTAAATTTTATATCT